ATACTAATTATTATTTTATAAGGGTATAAGGGTAATAAGTAGTATAGTACTGAAAACTAAAGAGTTTTTCGTACCCCGATGAAGTACCCCGAACGAGTTTCAACGGGGTATGTGGCAATGACGGGGCAGTCATGATAAAATTGTGGCATTAGAAACAAACGAGTGAGTACACATGGCAATCAACCTGCACACTGGGAAACCTGACCGGAGAAGTAAGTTTCGGAGGACTAAACCGAATCCGAAACAACGCGCATTCTGTGAACTTGTTGCCAGGGGTGAAACATATCGGGAAGCCTACAGGAAGGTGTATGGGTCCATTAGTTCGAGTGGGTTGAATACCGTACTATCCAGCCGTAGAATTAAATCATTCATCAGGACTCTCAAGGAGTGTCAACATGGCAAGGGCTAAACTCAACGAACATGGTGTGACAGAGCAGCAGGAGAAGTTTGCTCAGGCGTTTGTGGAAACGGGTAACGCGTCCGAGTCATATCGTCGCTCGTATAACACCTCCCGTATGGCCGTGAACACCATCGCTAAACGTGCATCTGAAATGCTAGATAACGGGGCAGTTGCGGGGAGAATTGCTTCACTTCGTCAAGTTCATTCAAAGCGCCACAACGTGACAGTTGATTCACTCGTTGCAGAACTGGAAGAAATTAAAAACGTTGCGTTGTCCGCCGAGACGCCGCAATCATCCGCAGCTGTGGCAGCGGTGCTCGGTAAAGCGAAACTGATGGGACTGGATAAGCAACTGGTTCAGTTGTCCGGTGGTCTGGATAATACGAATACGAACATCAACATTACCGCCGAAGATGTGAAAGTATTTAAAAAGGCATTCAACGATGAATTTTAATTCCCCAAAAGAATTAAAATTACTGCGCCTTGCACTTGAGGAAGATTTTACTTTATTCGCTCGTTTCTTCTTCAAAGTTTTAAAAGGGACTAAATTTGTATTCAGTGACCATCATCATGTAATTTGTGATGCGTTGATGGATGTATTTTACGGTCGCACCACTCATTTAATAATTAACATGCCGCCGCGTTATTCAAAAACTGAACTGGCTGTTAAATTATTTTCCGCATGGTGCTACGTTAAAAATCCTAAGTGCGAATTCATTCATCTGTCGTATGCTGATATTCTCGCACTGGATAACTCCGAATCAATCAAATCAGTTTTGAAGTCTGAAGAGTTTCAGAAACTGTGGCCCCATGTGACCATCAAGGCGAACAAGGATTCGAAGAAAGCGTGGGGTACTGACCAGGGTGGTGTATTCTATGCGACGGCTGCGGGTGGCCCTATCACTGGTTTTGGTGCTGGCAAACTGGACGACTTCGAGAACGGTAATGGGTTTGGTGGTGCAATCATCATCGATGACCCGTTAAAACCGGATGACGCGTATTCTGATCCAAAACGCAACGGTGTTAACCGTCGTTGGGATGAAACTATTAAATCACGTTTTAACTCCACAAAGACGCCTTGCATTGTCATCATGCAGCGACTTCACGAGGAAGACTTCTGCGGCACACTGCTGAAGGACGAGGAGTATAATTTCCGTCATCTGGTGCTTCCTGCCATTGTGGACGAGGGTTTACCGACGGAGCGTGCATTGTGGCCCCAGAAACACTCTCTGGAAGCCCTCAAAGCGATGCAGAAGAAAAACTCGTACATGTTCTCCGGTCAGATGCAGCAACGTCCCTCACCGCTCGGGGGCGGCATTCTGAAGGGGTCATGGTTCGGACGTTACACCGTTGTGCCGAAGCTGAAATACAGAGCGGTGTTCATCGATACGGCGCAGAAAGCCAAAGAGCATAACGACTATCAGGTCGCCGAACTGTGGGGACTGGGTGAGGATGGGTATCTGTATCTCCTCGACGTCATGCGTGACAAGTTCGAAGCGTATGAGCTTGAGGTAAAAATTCCCGACTTCTGGAACAAGCACCGCAATGACAAAAACGGTCGTTTGCGTTACATGGCTGTCGAAGATAAATCATCCGGTACAGAACTTATCCAGAAGATTCGCCGCAAAATTAAGCCCGTGATACCCGTGCGGGAGATACCACGTGGACCGGCGGCAAATAAATTAACCCGTGTGATGGACGTACAGGGTTACATTGAGTCAGGATATGTTAAGATACCCGAAGATGCCCCGTGGGTTCATGACTTCGTTACGGAGTGTGAAGCGTTTACCGCTGATGACACACACGCTCACGATGACCAGATTGACCCAATGTGTGATGCAATTAGTCAAATGCTCCACAATGGCAAAGCAACCGTTTCGGAGATTTTATAAACATGGCTAAGGCTGCTAAAACAAACCTTCACACCACCGACGGGCTGGTCAACGTCGTGTCCGGGTTAGGGACATGGAAAGCGAAGCGCTCTCACAACATGTTCACATACGCCAATTTAGGCGACTGGAAATCCCTGGACAATGCCTACCAGACTAACTGGCTGGCCCGTCAGATTGTGGAAATACCCGCAGAAGATATGTGCCGTGAGTGGCGCACTATAAAGTGCAAGGAAGCTGATGACATCCGTATCGAAGAGGACCGTCTGATGATACCTGCCAGCGTGCAGGAGGCTGTCACATGGGCGCGTCTGTACGGCGGCGGCGGTATTCTCATGCTGACCGGGCAGGACCTGTCAAAGCCGCTCGACGTGCGCCGTATTCGTAAAGGTGATTTAAAACGTTGCATCGTGTTTGACCGTCACGATATGTCACCGCTCACCATGAACACCTGGGATATTCTGGCACCCAACTACATGATGCCGGAGCATTACACCATTACCGGCGGCGGTCAGCAAATCCACTGGACCCATTTTGCGCGCTTCAATGGTAAGCGTTTGCCGCGTCGCCAGATGGTCCAGACTCAGGGATGGGGTGACAGTGAGTTACGTGTGTGCCTCGACGACATCATGGACATGGTTGCGTCGAAGGACGGTATTGCGGAACTGATGCAGGAAGCCAACGTTGATGTGGTCAAACGTGAAGGATTATCCGATGAGTTAGCCAGCGACCAGGATGACGCGATTGTGTCGCGTTACACCTTGTTCAGCCAGATGAAGTCACTGGTGCAAATGGCTCTGCTTGACGGTGATGAGTCATACGAACGTAAGACGCTCGACCTGGGCGGTGTTGCGCCAGTGCTTGAGACGTTCATGACGTGGATTAGTGGTGCGGCTGACATTCCTGTCACGCGCCTGTTCGGTACCTCCGCCAAGGGCATGAATGCCACTGGTGAGGGGGATATGAACAACTACAACAACTCCATCCGTTCTAAACAGCTGACACAGGTTGACCCGGGGTTGCGCCAGCTCGATGAGGTGCTGGTACGTAGCGCCTTGGGTTACTGGCCTGACGACTTCAATTACGTGTGGAATCCACTCGCACAGCCTAACGAGCTACAGATTGCACAGGCTGCTAAAACCCGCGCCGATAAGGACATGTTGTATCTCGCTGAGGGTGTCATCACCGTGTCACAGGTGCAGCGCAATCTGGAAGCTGCCGAAGAGTATCAGTTTGAAGATGGTCAGATTGATGAGCAGTCAGAGACTGAGAAAGAGATGTCCACTGTGCAACGCCCGGAGCCTGACGAGCAGACCACGGACGCATTCTGGATACGCTACAGCGGATATGTAGCTGACGGACTGTCGCACGATGAGATAATGGAAAAACTGGCCCAGTAACGGGCCAGTTAGTTAACCCTTCCGATACCCCGCATCATACAGAATCTTAGCCGCACCGATTGACACACCGGACAACCGCCACGCTTTGGTAATTCCTGACGCAATAGTTCAAGCAATGTCATTTTGTCTCTCCTGTTGCTTTGTTGATGGCTGCGCGGGCGAATTCTATTTTATCAACTTCATCTTGATAAATACCCACCCATGACTCGCCATTTCCATATGTTCCTGAAATGTCCGTGTGTCCATTTTTCACTCGCTCCATTCGATGCTGTTCCGTAGCGAGAATTGCCATTGGTAATGCCCACTGTAACGCTTCCAGCAGTTCGGAATTGATTTGGTATACGTCCGTTGCCAGCTCAACAATGTCAATGGTCGCAGAACCATCGCGCCCTTGTTCATCTTCACCGTATACTTCGAACTCACCGTTTAAAAAGTCTTCCGACCCGGATTCATACTGTGAAAGTTCATATAAAAAATACATTGCGTTGTTACCGTAGGTCAGTTCTCGATTACTCATCTCTCATCTCCTGTGATAATATTTAACTAACACGTACACTCTACACCATACTGACGAGGCCGTCAAGCATGTCACGACAAACAGAGCTAAATTATTATCGCCAGCTGAAACAGGTTGCCCGACTTGTTCGTGAGGATGTGGACGCCAACATCGTACCACTGGTGAAACAGCTTGCGCCGGAGTACACCGCTGACGGCTGGAGTGACACCATCACCTCGGCGATTAACCAGTTGCTCACACGGTGGCTTGGCGCGTTTGCTCGTCGTCAGGCTGAGACTATCGCGTCACAGTTTGTACAGACTGCGGCAAAGGATAACGCCCGCTCATTCGCTATCAATCTGTACGGCGGCGATACACAGCTGCAGGAATATCTCAGCGCGGCATCGTATCAGAACGCTAAACTCATTCAGTCTATTCCTACTCAGTATCTGGAGCAGGTGCAGAACATTGTCATGACCAATATGCGTAACGGTATGCGCCCCAGTTACATCGAGGAAGCACTCGTTAAACAATTTGGTGTCACGGAGCGTCGTGCTAAATTAATTGCCGCAGACCAGTATGGGAAGATACAGGGTGACATGAATCGTATTCGCCAGGTTAATTCTGGTATTGAGTATTTCACATGGATAACGTCACAGGATGAACGGGTACGTCATAGCCACGTGGAGGTCGCCAAACGCGATGTGGGGTATGGTCCGGGCGTATTTCGATGGGATGATTTACCAGTTGTCGATGGTGTTCCCACTTTTCCAGGGCAACCAGTGAGGTGTAGGTGTGTAGCCCGCGCAACCCCACGGAGCAAGATTGAGCGCTATCTGAAAGCTAAGAAATGAAGCAATTGCCGCTGTGTGGCGAGACCAGTCACACAGCGGCGGCAGTGGCGCGGTATAAGGCTAAGAAGTAACCTTATTGACAAGTCGGTCCATAGCGACCCATCGCTCAGATACTGAACCGTCCTCTTTGGTCGCGGTAAATGTCACGATATCCTCGTGGAAGTTCATTTTAAAGTTTGTTACAGTGATGACACCGTCCACATCAATAATTCGGTCGTTGTTGCGGAGCATTACCGCTTTGACATATTTGTAGTTCATTTTCCATACGCCTCACGTAACACAGCGTTAGCAAGCGCCCAATCTTCATGTTTGCGTGCGAGCTGCTGTGCGGTCTGTAACAGTTCTTTATCGACAACGAGTGCCTCTGATACGGGACGGTTGTAGCCGGGAAGTAGCGTGTTAATCATCTCTCAAACCCTCTCTGTTGTTGTTGATGAACTGAGTATACGTCATCCCTGACGAACTCGTCAACTTAAATATACGACCCAAATCACAATGCCGATACTAAGCATGAGAAAGTCCATACAATGTCCCCACTCGTTTCAAATCGCGCTGTGCGTGACAGCTGTAATTACCATCGTCCCACTGTACATAGTAGCGTGGTGGCTCATCCATAATCACATTCATCACAGTGCCGGTGACGACACCATCGGGGAATAACTTCACAAGTGTCCCGGTTGGGTAGCGTGGGATGGTTGTGCTCATCACTCACCCTCGTACAGTGGTTTCAGTTGATACCCGAACATGACAGCGTTGTTATGCGCCACACTACCCGCGCGGACCAGATATGTCGTACCGCGGTTGGTTGTCACTTCGTATGCGTATGGTTTTAAAATGGTGTCGATTTTATCCAATTCAGTTTCACATTGGGCGATGAAATCGTTACTCATTACTCGTTCTCCAGTTCATTAATCAGACGCTCCAGATACCAGCGAGCCTTTTTCACATCTTCCAGACCGTTCTTCTCTTCATAGCGCCACAGATATTTAACGACATTCGCCACACATACTGCCTCGATACCGGTTTTACCAACGGTGGCGGCCTTAATAGCGTCGATACATTCGATACTACCTTGTGTGTAGTGTGACGGATGGTTGACCATGTCGGTCATGTTGTATCTCCTATGAAATATATGTATTATGTGTTTAACGATTATCACTATGGCATACTCTGACGGACTCGTCAACATGCAAATCACCGTAACGCACAATGACCGTAAAAGTTTCGCACTGAATTCCCAACGTGTTTACACGGATGAGGGATTTCTGCGTGTGCCGGGTAAAGCCGCTCGTACTGGTATTCAGGAATATCTCGCTTCGGAACTGGGACTGAAAGACCGCGCACCGAACGACATTATCCGTGTATACCGTCCCGCCGAAGAAGTGTTTAACGATGAATCACTTCAGAGCTATCTCGGCGCAGATGTCACGAATAACCATCCTCCTACGCTTGTCAATGCTTCCACGTACCGTAACACTTCCGTTGGTGTTGTAACGAGTGTTGGTCGTCAGGATGGCGATTTTGTCATTGTGGATATGGTTATCAAGGATAAAGACGCGATTAAGGCTGTCGAAACCGGTAAGTGTGAGTTGTCAGCGGGTTACACGGCGGTGTATGATGACACACCAGGGACAACGCCGGAAGGTGAACCATACGACTTCCGACAGACTCAGATTAAAATTAACCACGTTGCAATTGTTGACCGTGCTCGTGCGGGTGCAATGGCGCGTATCTTCGATAATATGGAGAAAAAACCCATGTATCAAATCACCACTGACACCGGACTAAAAGTTGATGTGGCGGATGCTGCGGTGGTAGACGCGTTCAAACGCTTGGAACAGCGTGTCAGTGACGCCGAAGCCGCCAAAGAAACCGTACAGGCTCAACTCGACGCAGCAATGGAACAGGTTGCCGACCTGACCACCAAATGCAGCGACGAAGCCCTGAAAGCACGCGTGGAAGCAATTGCACGTGTTACCACCTCAGCGCGTAAAGTTGCTGGCGATGAATTCACCTGTGACAGCATGGACCCGGTTGCAATCAAACGTGCCGCTCTTGCTGTCAAACGTCCGTCTGTTGACTGGGCTGAAAAATCTACCGCCTATGTTGAAGCCGCTTTCGACATGGCGGTGGAAGAACCGGTGAAACCTGTGGTAGACTCACAACTTGAGCAACTGGCTAAAGATGGCGCTAAAGACATCAAACAGCCGGTAGCCGACGCAAAACCTGTACTGTCCCGCGCACAAGAAGCACTGCTGCGTCAGACTGGTAAACTTAAATAAGGGTGACATAGATGGCTATTACTGCAACCAGCTACGGTCTGAATCACGACGCAGCCTTTACCGGGATGGTCGCCGACGGACAAGTGGCAAATATCGTTTCCAAAATCAACGATGACACCGCAACCGTCGCATATGGTAAAGGTGTTGTACGTAGCGGCGAGAAAGGCTTTAAGGCTGCAACCTCCGCATCTGTAGCGGGTGACTTCGTAGGTGTACTGGTTCGTGAACTGAACCGCTCATACGCTGACGGCACAACTTTCGGCGCTCCGGTCGACCGTCCGGCATCTGTGCTCACCGCTGGCGTAATCTGGGTAACCGTGGCGGAGGCTGTTGCCGTTGGTGACGCTGCATATCTGCGTGTTGGTGCGACTCAGACCGGTGATTTCGCTAACGCAGTGGGTACTGATGCGACTCTGTCGGTTGCCATTCCTGGTGCTAAATTCCTCACTGCCGCGGCATCCGGTGGTCTGGCTAAACTGTCTCTGGTTGTTGGGGGTTAATAATGGATAAGTTAAACAGCGTTGTACTTGACGCACAGACTATCGCGGGTAACCCGTGGGTTAAACAGTATCTGGACGGTCAGAACGCTATCAACGTTCCGGCTGAATTCCGTGATGCTGACGGCGGTATCGCGTTCTATATCTCTCAGCTGGCACAGATTGAGCAGACTATCTATGAGACGCCGTATGCGGATATCACCTATCTGCAGGACATCCCGGTTGTATCCGGCATCCCGGAACATGCGAACCACTGGGTGTATCGGAGCTTCGATGGGCGCACTATTGGGAAGTTCATCGGCGCAAACGCATCCGACCTGCCGCGTGTTGCTCAGTCTGCGAAACTCCACACTGTACCTCTGAACTACGGCGGCATCGAGTGCCACTATAGTATTGACGAGCTGCGCACCACTGCGTCTCAGAACATGCCGATTGACACCATGCAGCAGCAGCTGGCATATCGTGGCTACGAAGAGCACAGTCAGAAAGTGGCTTACTTCGGTGACTCACAGCTGGGAATGGCCGGTCTGTTCAACAACTTGAATGTGACGACCACTTCGGCGACTGTTGACTACACCACCGCCACTGGTCAAGAGTTGTTCGACATGCTCAATGACCCACTGTTTGACATCATCAAACTGTCCAAAAATTTCCATGTTCCGAATACCGTCCGTGTGTTCCCGGACCTGTGGAAACGCATGAACAGCCTGCTGATGACTGGTTACTCCGACACCACCGTGATGGAGTTTTTCAAAACCAACAACGCGTACACTCTGATGACCGGTCAGGAAATCGACATCGCAATCCGTTTCCAGCTGACCGCTGCGGAACTGGCCGCAGGTGGTGTGTCCAACGGTTCAAAAGACCGTGTGTTCATCTACGAGAAGAACGACCGCAACCTGGGTGTTGCCAAGCCGATTCCTTTCCGTATGCTGGCACCGCAGAATAAGGGTCTGGCTGTAACTGTACCAGCAGAGTACAAAATTTCAGGTGTGGAAATTCGCTATCCTTTGAGTGCGATCTACCTCGATATGCTGTAATACCTACCCTCAGTAGCATCCCAAGCCCTCTTCGGAGGGCTTTTCTTTGATTATCGGAAAGGGTAGAATAATGACGGGTATGTATTACAACTAAGGGTGATTTTATGATTACTGTAAAGAATGTCTCACTGCGTGCGTTCGCGTTTCCGGGTAAGGGCGACATTCACGAGCGAGTTGTTGCGCCGGGTGATGCGAAGGAGATTGAACTAACGATTCCGGTATATAAGTTCGTATCGACATACGTGAACGCGGGTGAACTGGAGGTTATTTCCGGTGAACTGGTCAACCCTGACTCAGACGCAGACGATGTGACCATTGACGAACTTCGCGTAGAAGCCGAAGAACTGGGTATCAAAGTTGACGCGCGCTGGAAGAAGTCGCGACTTCAGCAGGAAATTGAGGCAGCAAAATCAGCCTCTTAATTAACATAGGGGTGTGAAATGGCTTTTCCGTCAAATGTAATTCCACCCTCACAACAGCCCCTGTCTGAACTCCTGGATATCTGGGAGAGACAGGGGTATGTTTTTGAGGCTTCCACTGTTACCAGCGTTGCCGCAGGTGCATCGAATAAAACCATCTTCGTCGCCGGGTCACGTCCGGTAATCCTCTTCGACCGTCAGTTGTCATACGATGGCGTCGGTGTGAACGCCGCAATCTTTCGCGCGCCCACGTACACTGGTGGCACACTTGTTACTGAAATTAACAACGCCAACGACATCATTGCACAGGGCAATACGGCCAACATCTACAGCGGTGCAACGGTGACGGCAGACGGTATCCAGACCCGTTCGGTAAAATATATTTTCGGTAATACCAGTAACCAGTCCAGAGGCGCAGCATTAAGTGCAATATCAAGTCCACAATTGATTTTACCTGGCGCAGTGCTTAATCTGGTACTGACGAATCGTGACACTAACGCGGCGCAGAACATTGCAACACATTTGCGCTGGGCCGAACCACCAACAATTCCAGGACTGGTCATTCAGAATGGTCAGTTTGTAAGCTACAACGGGGTCAATCTATGAGCGGTTATCAATACACTATCACACTGGCTACAACGGCAGACGGCACGTATGAGACTGGACTCATTGACCAGAATCACAACAAATGCGACTTCCGTGTGGCGTTCTATAACTCCAGTGGTGCTATCGTTACGCCGACAGCCGGCACCGTCACACCAACGATGCAGTTACTTCCCGGTCAGTGGATGGCACCCGGCACCGGTGATGTGAGCGTGGATGCAACGAAATGCGGTGCCGCTGCGACATACAGTCCCCCGGTGTTCAACACGTCTGCAACGAAAGGTCGTATCGTACTGTCTGGTATCACTGGTACTGACATTGCCAAAGTCGTCGCTGTATTCACTGTGGGTATGTAACATGGATATCACCGCCGAAGTTATCGCAGATTTTCGCATCTGGCCGCTCGGTGGTCAGGCTTTCTCGTCCACTACCGATTTCCCGGACAGCCTCATTCAGTACGCATTGTGTGAGGCTGATACCGAGACGGGTAGTAAGCGCTGGGGAAGTTACGAGGCGGCGTGCGGGAACCTGAAACAACGCGGAATGTTCTATTATGCCGCACACTGGCTCGCTGTTTACTATCCGGAAGGACTGAACAGTGATGTCAATCAGGAAGCACGTCTTAACGTGGCGACAAAATCCGTAGGGGATGAGTCTATTTCATATCGTGTCCCGGCAATGCTTGAGGTCAACAATGACTGGCTAACCTGGTCCGTATATGGGCAGCAGTTCTACAGGCTCCGTAAACGCGTCGGTATGGGCGCATTAGCCATATGAGGTAATTGAATGTCGGTAACAACTTACGAAGTTCTTTCTGCTAATACAGTTAGCGAACTCGTTGCGCTCGTCAATGCTGCAACAGGTAAAACGCCACTTGGTGAGATATTCATCCGAGGTGGTGCGCCTCGACAGGTGGTTGTCACAGGTGAGCCGGTAAGCGGGTACATCTCCGACGATTATCAGGCTGTTGTTGGTGTAGACCCCCAGGGTCTGGCTGACGCTGTAATGGCTGTCATGACTGATGAGATTCAGCCATTAGGTGCGCCAATCATCCGTAACAATACAATGATTCAAATGATGGGAACCGTGACCCCTTCAAGTAGCGGCTCTGTGGCGTGGGGTGATATTACCGGGAAACCTACTGTTATCGCCGCGGGTGCGGACGCCACCGCGGCACGTACCGCAATTGGTGCGGGCACTTCGAGTCTGGTCATTGGTACAACCGCATCAACGGCGATGGCTGGTGATAAGTTTACGCAAGGCTCAGCGGTCCACAATGTCGGATCGCAGACGGTATCGGGAGAGGATGCGACAGCCGTGGCTGCCTCGGCAACTACGGCTGTTAACACGGTGGCGACAAAATTAAATGACCTGCTTACCCAACTGCGTGCCTCTGGCATTATTGCATCGAACTAATTAATATGAGCCCCTCACGGGGCTTTATTCACCAATCCTCCCGGCGTAGTGACGACCGTAATACTTCATGATGACCTTGTCAGCACATAAATAACCTTCATCCTCAACCACGATACCTCTGATAATGAAGAAGCTACGATAGTGTTTTGTTCTCATCATGACCTCGAATATGGTTCGCGTTTTGGACCTTTCGGTATCTCCTGCGGAGTGAATCCGCGCTCACGCCAGAAGTACCACAGTTTTCTTGCCAACAACGCGCGATGTGGAGTATTGAAACAACCGACCGTCAGCGTGACATTCCTGTAGAAGACCACCGCCTCCCACTTGCCATACCTGTGATGAATCCCGGGAACTCGCGCGAGATGTAACTCACGCGACGCAATCCTGTCACACTTCTTACGCCATTGTTTCGTGGGGACATGACGCAGGATATCTTCAACAAGGCTTCCCATAATTTATAAACCCTCTCTCTCTAATTCGTGTACTGAGTGTATCAATGGTTGACGAATCCGTCAATACCACGCGATGACGTCGAGGCTAATTTCATTCCGATCAAAAAGTGAACAACTTTGTAGTACAATATAATTACAGTGTACTACCGTATAATTTCATTCCGATCAAAAAGTGAACAACTTTGTAGTACAATATAATTACAGTGTACTACCGTATAATTTCATTCCGATCAAAAAGTGAACGATTACCCGAAAACACCCCGAAAATGGTAAATCATCAGGGTGGAGAATTTACTTTCACAATCAGCAGCTTACGCGCATAACCGAAAACCCCGTACATTTTCGCTATATTCTCTCTTCTCTCTTGTTACCGTTTGTATGTTGTCTATATACATTCTTTTACTATCTTACTACTATACTAATTATTATTTTATAAGGGTATAAGGGTAATAAGTAGTATAGTACTGAAAGTTAAAGAGTTTTTGATACCCCGATGAAGTACCCCGAACGAGTTTTAACGGGGTGTGTGGATACTGGCGCAACGTTGTGTGATAATGTCTTGACAAACGAGGGCACACTATGTCAGTCAACATTAAAGCGCTACAGCAAGCCAAACAGGCAATACGTTCGAAACTGGAGCAATACGCTAAAGCCGGTCAGAAGACTGTGACCGTCGGTATCCATTCGGACGCAGGTGAACATCCTGACTCCGGTATGACAAATGCCCAGCTTGGCGCATTGCTGAATTACGGTAACCCGAATAACAAGCTATACGGTAATCCCGCACCTATTCCACCGCGCCCCTGGCTGATACCCGGTGTGCAAAGCGGTAAACAGGACATCGTGGATACCATTGCTCATGGTATAGCTAATGATTTACCGCTTGACCGGGTGCTGGAACAAGTGGGCGCGTTTGCGGCTGGTGCGGTTCAACAATACATGACTGACCTCGACACTCCTCCGAACAGTCCGTACACTATCGCTCGGAAGGGTTCCAGTTCGCCGCTTATTGATACTGGCGCTCTACGGGCGAGCGTAACGTACAAGGTCACCAACGAAAAACCTGATGAGGGTATCTTATGAGTCTGTCAATGCGTGGTCACATTGACAACGCGTTTAAATCTGTACCGGCGACACACGTGGGTAAATCTGGTACATACGTGGATGGTATCTGGACGACAACGACCTCCCACCCCGTGAGCTTCACAGTCAACGTCCAGCCACTTAATGGTAGGGAGTTGGACTTCCTTCAGCGTGGTGGTCAGCGCATTGTTGACCCGCGTAAAATCTACGTCAACAGCGGCGACCTCGACTTAATTGCACTCGATGGTGAGTGGGTGTTCCTGGGACAACGTTGGAAAGTAATCCAAACCGATAATCGTCCGTGGCGGAAATATTGCAAGGTGGTGGTAGACCGGTATGACCAACAATGAAATCTTTGCGGCTCTCAGACCGCATATAATCAACGTGACGGGCATTTCTGAGTGTATCCTTGCCGACCCTAATGGTATGGCTCCGGAAGGTCCCTACGCCTCTCTGAGGCCGCGACAATCGATTCGTGAGCGGGGTCAGGCGAACATCGTCGTGAGAGACGGCGAGAATGACACTATCGTGTATGAAATTCGCGCTCAAATCGTCGCCGACTGTGATGTCAACTTCTTTCGTGGTGAAGCGATGCGATACGCCGAACTACTCAAGGAGTGTCACAAACGCCCGGACGTGTGCTGGCCCCTGTGGAAATTGGGTATTGGTTGGGGTGGGACCGAACCGGTACAAAACCTAACTGCGCTGCAAGCCAGTAATTTCGAAGAACGGTCACAGATAACCATCAAGTTGTTATACGAGTCGGTCAATACGGTAACTGTGAATAACATTCGCCGGGTACCGTTCAGCATCGCCGACGGTAACGCCGAAGTCTATTTCGAGAACGGAACGGTCCAATTACGTTACGTGGAAACAGAATCCGGTATACTCTATCAATCCGGTGAAATTTCGATATAATGGTCAACGTGTGCACACTGTAACTTACGAGGACTCGTAAACATGTTTCCAATTGAACAAATCATCCCAATCACAACCCGGATTTCTCCGGCGGGATTAAGTACGGCAAACTTCGCTTCCGCGATGTTGTTTGCCAATAAGACCGAACTCCCGAGCGACTTCACCAAAGACACGGTGCGTACCTACTATTCCACCTCGTCTCTCGCTGCTGACTTCGCTCCCACAACCGAGACGTATAAGGCTGGTGCCAAATTCCTTGGCTCCACTCCGGCGGTACCGAAACTCACCGTGTGGGCTACCGCTGACGATGATGTCGATATCAAAGCAACGCTTGCCAAGGCGTTCAATAAGTATTACTGGTACTGGACTCTTGTCACCAAAGATGTACTGGGGACGGAGGCCGACGTACTGGCGATTGCATCGTGGTGTGAAGAGAACAGCGTCATGTTCCCTAACAGTCAGACCGGTGAAGCCGTGGTTAAAATTCGTAACCCGGACGCCAATGACGACATCTGTTCGAAGCTGAACACGCTGGGCTATCGTCACGCGTTTACCGTTGCTCATGCAACCGACCCGTATGCGGCCTATGCGCTCATCAAGCACTCTGCCTCGGTCAACTACAGTGCCGATAACAGCACTATTGACACTGAGTTTAAGAAATCTCCTGGTGTTGCTGCTGAAGACCTGTCCGACACCGAACAGAACGCGATGGTCACCAAACGTTGCGCATTCTACAGCGTGCTTGACCTACAGGGGAGCACCGACAGCGGTCGCTGGCTGCAGACGTGGTCGCACAGTACCTACGGTGAGTCCATTTCCGACATCGTCGATTTGGACGCGTTTGTGAACTCTCTGCGTGTGGAACTGTACAATACCATTGTCAACCAGACCACCAAACTCCCGCAGACTCCGGTTGGTCAGGAAGCGCTCATCGGTGCGGCCAAACGTGTGGGTAGACAATATATTCGCAACCGTTATCTCGGCCCACGCAATTACATCAGTCCCGACACCGGTCTGGAAGCGTACACCGAGGGATTCGAAGTGCTGACTAAAGCGACGGATATTCTCGACCTGTCCGATTCTGACCGCGCGGCACGTAAGTCTGCACCGATTAACATGCGTGTGTTCAAAGCTGGTAGCGTCAGAATTTGTGACGTCACCGTTGACGTTTATTAATGGAGAATGACCGATGTCATTAGAAAACTTTTCCACAAGTAACACGGTCATCACAATTAATGGCCGCATCATCACTTCATTCGGGGAGTCCGACCCGCCGTACACTGACGAGCCGATTGACGCGTCAACTGTGTTACGTCGTGGTCTGGGTGGTAATGCTATTCGTCTGGACCGTATCAACCCGGGTCGTCGTGTCACACTGAACCTAAACCCTGGTTCGGCTGACTCCGCGTATATTAACGGACTGTTTCAGAGTAAGGCCAACATCGAGTTGACCTATACTCAAATCGGCACACTTGACGCCGCTGTGGGCACAGAAGGTGTGATTGTGAATGATGGTCCGCGCGGGCGTGGTGGTCAGACAATTACCGATGACCAGTGGATTTTTGAGTTCAATTCATGGACTGCGACAAAGGGTCCAGCAAGCTAAATGAAAGGGGCCATCAGGCCCCTTTTCTCCACATGTATTTTTTAGTACCCGAATTTTCCGTAATCAAACACCCCGCCTCATCCATCATTTGACGTTGAGTCTTTTTCTTGGAAAATACCGACGGGTCAACCCCTAACTTACTTAGCGTTTTTGGGATGTTAATCTTCCACCATTGTTGCCGACTCATGAAACCCACTTTCCGGTGCCATATTCTGAATGATGTGACCGAATCATCAACCAGTTCGAATCCTGAGTTTTCATAACTTGACCCGTCGAAATAGTCACAATCTACGAACGATTGGCACCATTGCATATTTAGAGCCGCGGCCGCGTGTTTGAACAGCTTGGACTGACCACCTCTGACCATACAACTCGTGGCATAACGTACCATATCGAATCCACCCTCAGCAATTTGGTTAAATGTCATAACTGCGACGATTTGACCGGATTTATGGGTGAGTGCGAAATTATGTGAGGCCCGAGCATAGCCCTGAACGTGATGTTCAATCAGGAACTTCCGGGCATCTTTGCCGGGGATATTCACAATCTTACAGTCGCGAGCGTTGACTCTCACATCTTCGGAGTGCCCCGTGGCGTTTTTTATGATTCGCGTAATGATTGGTTTTTTATCTTTCCAGTCTTGTTCTGATATTGATATCAATCTATACCCAACACTGTTAGTTCTGATACGTTTGTTTTTGTGATATCCCCTCGGTCGTTTCTGCAGGCTGTGCCAGTATGTGCCATTGAATTCTATTGCCACTTTTGAAGCGTGGTCCACTATGTCGAGTTCTTGAGGTGCGATTAGTGAGCGATTCGAAATGTCAACATCACCGATTAGCGACTGTATTTCCACTTCGAAACTTGATGGTCCCACGTTCGCGCATTTGGGGCAACCCACCCCGTAAGCATGCTGAAACGCAATCGGTGTGAAGTCTCCGTGTTTTTCGCATGTAACTACAATTTTGTCGCCAGATTTGGTGTATGATGTTTTGTCATAGGTATATGGACTACCACTGTCTTTCATTTTTTGGACGAATGATTCCGTATCGTATTTCCCACCTTGTTTGCACTTGGGACAACCTTGCCCCGTGGTGCAGTGTGCAGATGGAGTCTGGTAGAAATCTCCATGAGTGGGACAGGTGATTCTCATCTTTGTACGGGTGTCAACATATGTTTCGGGGTGGTACTCATATTTATTTCCGTGTTTCTCTTTGGCGCGGTCGAGCATTTCAGAAACAGACTTCCGTTTGTTCGTATTTTTAATTTTTTTTGCACATTCTGGGCAGTTGCTGCCATTAGTGTGGTCTGCTGCAATCTGTAAGAAATCCCCGTGAATGCGGCATTTTATCCGAACTGTGTTCGCCTTACCCGTGTAAACTACCCCCGTGTAATCGTACCTGTCACCGTGTACAGATTTGGCCTTATTGACGTATTCTTCGGTTGTCAACTTTTTGGACATGTTCTCCTCCCTCTCATGATGACCAACGTGTTTCGATTGAATAATACACGTGCTACATAGCCAAAACAAGGGTCCGGCAAGCTAAACAAAAGGGGCCATCGGGCCCCTTGGTTATTTTTAACTCAAATCAAACCTTCTTCAGATAATTTTCTGACAATCCACATTTCACCTTCGGCATAGAACATAGGTTGTGAGAACCCATTCTCTGTCTCCCGCATTATCCCGTACCCCTTATCGATGAACCATTGCTGAAATACACGTCCACGCTTCACGGAGCGATTGTAGACGTCCATTGAGGTTAACTGCTTGTTTAACCATATCGCTGATTGTCCGAACTTCTGGGCGATCTGAGTGGCGTTATAGAGACCATTGCGTTCTACAATCCGGTCGTAGACGTCTGCTTTTGGTGTCATCTCCTCATTCTCTAGTGCAAGACGTTCTTTCTCTTTCTCGCTTTCCAGCAGCGCTTCAAGTGCTTGAATATAGTTTTGTGGTAGTGCGGGTGTATTCACCCGTGATTCCAGCTCTTGCCAACGCTTGATTATCTTCATTCGTAATTGAGCGTTATACCCTGACACCAGGCAGATGGTGTTATCTTTATCCAGCCGGTACTCCCATGCGTTTGGGTTGGTGGTATCATACTGAATGCACGTAACCCCATGATTCGTAACGTAACTCAAATTTGAGTTACGAACATAATCTTCATCGTGACCACCATGTAGAGCGCAGAGCATTGAGCGAATGTCTCTGCAAACATTGTCGTGACGCTTCTCAACTAGCGTCGCAATCTCGCGGCTAGACATGGTTAGTTCCGATTTTGTGTTTACTAAATCGTTCATCTCTGTTCCCCCCCCCCTCTTGTTCGTGTGAGTGTAGTTTCGATAAAAATCACGACCCGTTCAAATCGATTTATTCATGGTCACGATTAACGATGTGATTGATCACAATTGACCCCTTAGTTATTTTCTTTTACTCCGAATGTGAAAGTCTGCTTTATCCATCATGTCTTTGCGCCAGCAAACACCGGTGCCCATATACGCCGGGTCGTCACTTTCCGCATAACCAAATTCGTTTTCATGGTATGTGCAAATCGTGTCGGTCTGCCTCCGTTCGACGGCATGACCTTTTCCTCAAAAGTGAGGGAAAGGTCATGCGCCATTTTCGATATGTCGCGTCGTACATTATCGTGTTCCTTCCCTGTCAATTCCGCAATCTCACGGCTGGACATCGTTTGTACATCGCCGACAGTCATTAAGTCATTCATATTTCGTATCTCCTCTCTTGTTCGTGTGAGTGTAGTTTCGATGAAAATCACGACCCGTTCAAATCGATTTGTTTATGATCACGATTAACGATGTAATTGATGACAATTGACCTCTTAGTTATTTTCTTTTACTCCGAATGTGGAAGTCCGCTTTGTCCATCATTTCTTTACGCCAGCAAATCCCGGTACCCATATACGCCGGGTCGTCACTTTCCGCATAACCGTATTCATTTTCATGATACGTACAAATCGTATCGGTTTGCTCATCGTAAATCTGGAATTGCTCGCTCTGAGCACTGTGGGCACCACTGCAGTAAATTGCCGCAGCCACGATAACAACCAACTGAATTTTAAATTTGTTTAACATTTTCACATCTCCCCTGTTATTTTTAACTCAAATCAAACCTTCTTCAGATAATTTTCTGACAATCCACATTTCACCTTCGGCATAGAACATAGGTTGTGAGAACCCATTCTCTGTCTCCCGCATTATCCCGTACCCCTTATCGATGAACCACTGTTGAAATACACGTCCGCGCTTCACGGAGCGATTGTAGACGTCCATCGAGGCTAGTTGTTTGTTTAGCCATATCGCTGATTGTCCGAACTTCTGTGCGATTTGAGTGGCGTTATAGAGACCATTGCGTTCTACGATTCGGTCGTAGACGTCTGCTTTTGGTGCTGCTATCGATAGTTTCTCCTGCGCCAAAAGCTTCTGTTCGTACTCGGTAGCCCATGCTCTCGCGGCTTCTGCTGGATTTGTGAAGTCTGGTAGTGTCGGTTTGTTGGCGTTCTCAAGTTCTTGCCAACGGTTAATCAACTTCTGACGCAAGGGAATGTTATAGCCAGTCATTAACAGTAGTGTTTGATTCTTGGTTAGCAGATACTCGGATGTATACCCTCTATTATCTGTAAGTGACTGAAATTCCTCATGGTCCAAATTTGGACCATCTTTTAACTGCTCGATAATTGTGCGAATATCGCGAATAATGTGTTTATGTTCCTTCCCAGTCAATTCCGCAATCTCACGGCTGGACATCGTTTGTACATCGCCGACAGTCATTAAGCCATTCATATCTCGCATCTCCTCTCTCTCGTTTGCGTGAGTGTGGTTTGTTTATGGTCACGATGATGACTGACTAGATTTTGAACTCACAAATCATTTTGTCAGCATCCTTTTGAGTTTCATTGCGCACAGGTAGAAGAAGTAGAGACCTGGTAGAGCCAGAATCATCGGCACAATCTCCCCATTTTTCTCGTGTTCCAGACCCACTGCAATCATGGATGCGGCCACAGCTGCGACAATTAAGAAACATACCACTGTCATGATTTTGTTTAACATTTTCGTGTCCTCTCTGTTGTTTTGTTGATGTAACTGTAACTCGCATTGACGACGCCGTCAACACTTAAATCAAACCTTCTTCGGATAATTTTCTGACAATCCACATTTCACCTTCGGCATAGAACATAGGTTGTGAGAACCCATTCTCTGTCTCCCGCATTATCCCGTACCCCTTATCGATGAACCACTGTTGAAATACACGTCCGCGCTTCACGGAGCGATTGTAGACGTCCATCGAGGCTAGTTGTTTGTTTAGCCATATCGCTGATTGTCCGAACTTCTGGGCGATCTGAGTGGCGTTATATAGACCATTGCGTTCTACAATCCGATCGTAGACGTCTGCTTTTGGCGTCATCTCCTTATTCTCTAGTGCAAGACGTTCTTTCTCTTCCCATAAGTCGGCCGCCAACCTCAAAGCTTCGCCCATTGTTTGTGGTACCGGTAGGGCTGATTTACTTGCGGCATCCTGTAATTCTTTGAGCGTATTGATGACGCTGCGCCGGACTGCTTTGGATTCGCGCATACCTACCAGCAGCATTTGGTCAATGTTAAGTGTGGTATAAAATGTTTTATGGCGGGTTTTCCCAACTACGAAAATTTCGTAGTTTAAATTTTCACCAATCTCATCGTTTACCCGAGCGAAGGCGACCTAACGAGTCGGTTTTTTGTTCATCCTCAATTTGAGGACGGACGATCACACCGTTGTCCGCCAGAGTTTCGATGGTGCGCTTCACGTTGTCATGACGCTTCTCAACCAGCGTCGCAATCTCGAGGCTAGACATAGTTAGTTCTAATTTCATGTTTATTAGATCGTTCATCTCTGTTCTCCATTTGTTTGTGTGAGTGTAGTTTCGATGAAAATCACGACCCATTCAAATCGATTTGTTTATGGTCACGATTAACGATAGAATTAATGGTATCTAACTGAGGGGGAATAAAATGTCACTTGTTAAATCTTTCACAGTGGGCGACACAACATACAACGCCGCAATGCCGTCCGCAATTGAGCAGGACGAAATCTTGTCATTGGTTGGCGCACAATTCATCGTGCACGCCGGGAACGTCTATAAGAACGGTGGCACATTGTCGGTCAAGGATGTTGTCCTAATGCTCACCACGCTACCGCACGTTGTCAAAAAGCGCATTTCAGAAGTATTACTGAGTAAAACTTTCGTCGCCGGTCAGGAACGTAAGGTCGATGTTGCTGATTTTGCCGGACGCATGATGAGTTTCAACACCCTGTTGGCTGAATTGTTTCTGTGGGTTTACGCCGATTTTTTCGATTACGTGCAAAACGCAAACAAAGACGAGTAAGGGACACCGGGCGACCCAGCCCGGTTAACTGGTACTTCATGCGGGTTTGCACGGGTATCGAGGGAGTGTGCCCACCTCTTTGTACATGGGCGCAGTTAAAAGATGGTACAATATCGCTTGCTGAAGTCGAACAGTTTCACTTTGCGATGGATGAATTGCAGGGTAAGTATATCGAGGCGATAAACAATGCAAGAAATTCCCCTAAATAATGGCGCGGCTAACGCTCATCAGACCTTCACGGTCAAGCTGGGTGACAACGTTCTCGACTTTGCGCTGGATTACATTAGCTATACTGACAAGCCCGCGTGGACAATGACTGTCTCACAGGATGGTATCAACTACATCACCGGTGCAATGCTTGTCCCAAATGCTGAGGTCAGTAAAGCATACCGCGCCGGACTGGGTCGTTTCTTCTTTGTGGGCGATGAGGTGACCATTGACAACCTCGGCGTTGATAACCATCTTCTGTGGGTGCCTGAATAATGGCTAATGTGATTACGCAGTTTCTGGTCGGTCTCGGCATCTCTTACGATGGTAAAGGTGCTGACGACATAGGTCGAGACCTCGATGAGTTAACAGACCGAGCGCGCGACGCATCTGACTCAATGGACGAAGTTGGCGACAACCTCGGTGAAAGTGTCCGGAGGGGTTCCGAAAGCGCCAAGTCACGCATCATGAGTCTGGTCACCACTTTCAAAGCTGCCGGACTTGCAATGTCCGGTGTTGCCGCGGGTGTCGGTGCAGCGTGGGCGTTTGAGTCGAAGAAAGCGCAACAGGCTTACGACCTGAACAACCAGCTTGTAACCAGTCAGTTCGGGCCAACCGAGGTTTATGGACTTGGTGCGCTGGCTGAACAGCGTGGCGGCGACCGACAAGCAACAACAAACAGCCTTTTAAATATCGAGCGTGGGATTAACCGCATTCAGACTGGTGACGCCGGGATGATTCAGCAACTGGCGGTTGCGGGAATTCGTGTCGATAATCCCACGGGGCGCACACGCGAAGATATTTACAGCGACATCGCCGGACAGTTCCAGCGCCTTGATACGACACGTCAGAGCAACGTGGCAGAGGTTTTAGGTCTCGACCCGGCCACCGTCAGAGTGTGGCAGGAGTTCGGCGCTACAACGCTGGAAGTGTCAAAAGCACGTGCCGCTGAACTGGGTTACACCGAACAGCACAATGCCGCGCTGAACGCAATCAATCAGACCATTCTCGACACGCAGCAGAAAATGGAAGGACTGGGCAACACCATTGCCGACATTCTTGCGCCCAGCATTAAAACTCTGGCTGATGACCTGCTGACGCTTGCCAGCGGTGTAACCAACTGGATGAACAATCACCGTGACCTTATTGATGATATCTCCAGTGGCTCATGGTATGACAAGTACGTAGTGGGAAGTGCTGACAAAGCCGCTACATGGATTGGTGATAAAACAGGATTTGACCCCCGGAACGTCGGCAAAAATACACAAGATTTTCTCAACACTACCGGGGCAACCGTTAATAATAGCATCGTAAATAATACGACGAATACTGAACAGCTTCCACCGTGGGCATGGCAACCACAGCGGGAGAACTCATCTCCGGTTAATGACGGTTCGTACGGTGCTGAAGTGAGTCCGGTAACTGATAACTACGCGCAGCAAAGTCAGCAGATGAATCAGATTATGGAGTCCATAAACCGTCCGATTCAGCTTAACGGCAATTTCACCACACAGGGTGACGTGATACTGGACGGTAACGCAATTGGTCGTTATACCGTAAATCATCTTGAGACGCAGGTGTATCCGCAGGCGATTGACCAGACCCGGCAAAGGAGTTACTGACAATGGATTTGCGCCAGTATGAAATACTCATTGACACAAAGAATTTCATTACACAGTCGTACCCTATGCTCCGGTGCTCGTTCGATGTGACAACATATACCGGCGACAGCCTGAGCACCTGTGAGCTTCGCTTGTGGAACCTTGCACCGACAACGAAGATTGAACCAAATCAGACCATTGTCTTTCGCGCGGGGTATCAGTCGCGCATTGGTCAGATTTTTACTGGGTTTGTCACCAACGTTTTCACCATTCGTGACGGTACCGACATTATCACCCGTGTGACGTGTCGCAGTGGTAGCAACGTGCTCGACGGCGGGACAACGAGTGCGAGTTTCGGTAAGGGGGTGACATTGTTTGACGTCTTGACCAGTCTCGCACAGGACTGGTCGAAGCCGTTATATCTTGTCAATAGTGAGGACAAATTTACCTCTATTGTCATGGCTGGCGGCTACAACGTCAGCTCTGATATCAGTAAGGAGATTGACATTCTGGCTAAAGCGTATGGCTTCGAATGGCACCTGTACGCTGGGCAGGTGTTTGTCGGATTTCCATCTGATGACCGTAAAGCCACCCCCATCAAAATCAGTTCTGCGACCGGGATGATTGATGCGCCAACGCTTCACGGCGGCATTGATGGTGTATTCTGTGACGTTAAGATGCGTCTTGACCCCCGTATGACACCCGCATCGGTGCTCAATATCGAATCGAAATGGCCTAAATTCGATTTCGGAGCTGTGGAGTTCCAGACAACCGTCGACGCTAAACTGGAAGGTGACTGGAACGTTCAGACCATTCAGCATACCGGAGACACACATGGTCCCGACTGGTACACATTTGTCAAAGCTGTGCGTGCCGGGTCAATGGATACCACCACGACAAACAGTGATGTCGGTAATCGTCTTATTTACGGGCGTGTTAGTGTGCAGGGTGAGGATGCCAGTCAGCAGCAGGATTTCCGTACCGAGGTGCGTAAACTTGGACAAAGCCTGAGCATCAGTCCTAACTGGATTATGGCTGTAATCTCTGCGGAGTCTAACTTCAATCCACAGTCAAAGAACAGCAAATCCGGCGCGGTAGGACTAATTCAGTTTACCGACACCGGATGGACAAGTGCGTTTCAGAGTAAGTACGGTCGGAATAAAAATATCATCCTGTCAATGACCGCGGCCGAACAGGTGAAAGGCCCGGTGACCGACTATCTCAACCAGTACAAAGGGCGTTACAAAACGATGGGCGATGTGTACATGGCTGTATTCAGTCCAGCATTCATCGGCAAACCTTCCTCGACCGTGATGTACTCATCACCGTCCAAAGCGTATAATCAGAACGCAGGGCTTGACACGGACCATAAAGGTTACATTACTGTCGGCGACGTGTGGCGACGTGTTGAGGAACGATTCAGACAAGGTAAGGCGTACATGTTATGAGTTTAATTAACCTTCTGGTAAAGCGCGGCCCACAGCTTGGGTCGCTTCAGTTCGATGCTGTCCTGTCTGATGACCTTGATGCCAGCGTGGACATTGTGCAGTACCCCATTGAGACGGGTACGCCAATTGCAGACCACATCATCTATCAGCCTATTCGTTACACGATGACGGGCGCAGTATCGAACAACCCACTGAAAGTTAGTATCACTGATTTCACCGGGGCGTTGACAAATCTCGTCGATGACAATCCGTTCATTGCTGCAGGTGCTGGTCTGTTCGCGGGGTGGTTGAGCGGCTCAAATGAAACTCGCTCCAGTACGACACTGAACACTTTGCTTGATTTCATGTACTCCGGCCAGGTATTCACGGTGGATACGGGTGAAATAACGCTGAACAATATGGTCATTCAGCGTATCGGGCGCTCTAAAGACCCGGAGAATGAGAACGGACTGATATTTGTTGCTGAACTGCAGCAGATTGTCACGCTTGACCGCGTGGCGAACGGTTCACAACCGGCACAGTATCAGCTGAGCAGTAACGACGTTTCCAGCACATCCATATCCGGACTGATTGAGCATGGTTACATCAATGTGAAGACAGCCGCAACGAATGTTGCCAGCCAGGTTACGACACTTTTAGATTTGTAAAAAAAGCCCCGGGGACCGGGGCAAACATGCAGGAGCACAACAGAGAGAGAGCACGGTTTACAGGTTAAACGTCATCTAAACTCTAAACCGTTATATTGGTCGAACCGCCGCGGTGACCAACCGCTCAGTGTACACTTGGCTACACATTCCGGCTACCCGCTGATGCAAGGAAAGGAACACCCCGGACCTCTAAAGACACATGTGCTATATGCCTGTGAATGAATAATTGCATTGTTTGACGTGAGTGTCAATAGTATACTTGACATTATTTTCACAGGAGGGCGACATGACCGACATTAACCAGCGCCGCTCGTTTTTACAGAACGTCACTAATGACACGTTTTTCGAGAACATGAAGGATGTGTATACGTGTATTCCGGGTTACGTGCTGACATTCGACCCGGATACACAGCGCGCGCAGATTCAACTGGGAATCACCCGGACCGATGATGTCGCTAAAACTACGTTCGACCCGCCACCCATCGTGGACGTTCCCGTAAGTTTCCCGGGCGATGACTTCGTACTGGAATTTGCCGTCAATCCGGGTTGCGAAGGGATGGTACATTTCAGTCAACGTTGCATCGATGGATGGAAGCAGACCGGCGGCATTGCTGCTAATCCCGTTAAACGCTTTCACCACAAACAGGACGCAATGTTCGTACCGGGAATTCGTTCGCTTGATAACCTGATTGCAAGTTTTTCCAACGATGGGATACGCTTGCGCAATGCCGACGCGTCACAGCACGTCTGGTTAAAGGGTGATGGTTCGTGCATAATGGCTAATGGGAACGGCAACGTTCAACTTCTTGCGAACGGCACGGTGAGTATCAATGGTGTGACCATTGATAAAGACGGGAATATCACCGCTCTGAATTCTCTGGTGCTGGACGGTAAAGAACTCAATGGTCATACTCATGGCGGCGTTGCTTCCGGTGGTTCTAATACGGGGCCGAATAACTGATGACAGTACGTAAATTAGATAAAGATGGTGACATCGTTACCCAGGGTTCGATGTTCATCACTGAACAACTGGAAATAGAGCAGACGATACGTACCCGTCTGCGTTTGTTTCTGGGTGAGTATTTCCGGGATGTGACTGACGGTACACCATGGTTTCAGGAGATACTCAATAAACAAACTTCCATGGATGTCCGCGAAGCACGCCTCCGTGAACGCATCTCCGGTACTCCGGGTGTCCAGCAGTTAACCAGTTTTAGCACCGATTTCGACATCGACAACAAAACTTACATGGTCACCGCCAGCGTGTTGACCTCCTACGGATTATTAACGGTGACCGAGAATGGCTGAATTAACCAGTACCGGCTATAGCGTAAAATCACAGAATGACTGGTTTGACGAAGAAAAACAGTTATATCTGGATATCGACAGTAACTGGAATCTTGACCCGTCCACCCCCGATGGGTTGAAGATGGCGCACGATGCTGAAATCTTCTCCGCGCTCGATGAGGTATTGCAACAGGCGTACAACTCCAAAGACCCGAACAAAGCCAGCGGTTATGACCTCGATGTAATTTGCGCGCTGACAGGTACCGTCAGGAGTGAAGGTACTGCGTCCACTGTTACAGGGTTTGTGTTAACGGGTGTTGCCGGTACTCAGGTTCCTGCGGGTACACGCTTTGAATCATCTGTGACGGGTTATCGATTCACGCTCGACCAGACGTGGACGCTGGATAGTTCAGGTACCGCAACGGTGGATATCACCTGTACCACGGTTGGTGAAATCGAAGCGGACGCCAACACTATCACAACAATCGTGGACACAGTTGCCGGACTGGTGTCAGTTAACAACCCCACTCCAGCAACACCCGGTACATCTGCTGAATCGGATGGGTCGTTACGCCTTAAACGAGCGACGGCCGTAGGTCTGCCGGGTAGCAACCAGGTTGATTCAATGCTGGGACAACTGTTCAATGTGGATGGTGTACGCCGTGTTCGCGTCTATGAGAACGACGAAGCCACAACCGACAGCAACGGTCAACCGGGTCACAGTATTGCACCCATCGTCGATGGTGGCACGGACGATGATGTAGCGATGGCTATCTACCTTAAAAAGAATCCGGGCGTCGCACTTTATCAGGCTGGAACCAGTGTGACAGTCACGGTCACGTCGCCTACTTATCCAACGATGACCAAAGATATCAAATTCAGTCGCCCCGTGTATGTGGACATGGTGATAGTCATTGAGATTAAAGATGATGGTACGTTACCGTCTCAGGCAACTCTCGAGCCACTCATTCAGGACGCAATAATGGAATACGCCGCGGGTGGTCTAATTCCGACAGAGTACGGGTTTAAGCCGGACGGGTTTGATATCGGTGAAACAGTCCCGTACAGTTCACTTTACACGCCTATTAACAAAGTCATTGGTTCATACGGTAACAGTTACGTTAATAGTATGACGTTGAATGGCAGCACGGCGAATGTTACCATTGACTTTAACGAATTATCCCGCTGGACAACCTCAAACATCACGGTGACTATCGTATGACCATTATCAAACGCGCAGACCTGGGTCGACCCTTAACGTGGGACGAACTGGATGATAACTTCCAGCAGGTTGATAATTTGACAGCTGCCGCATCAGCGGCTGTATCAAGTGCTGCTGCTTCAGCTGTGGCCGCTGCAGGCAGTGCTACGAATTCCCTCAACAGTGCAAATAGTGCTGCTAGTTCGGCGGATGACGCCGCAGCATCAGCAGCATCGGCAATCGATGCGTTAATGAATTCGGCATTCGAACCGAGTGGTTTCGACTTCACCACCGGTGGCACACTTGATACCACTGACCGCAATAAAGCCGTGTACAACCCGGCGGACAATAACTGGTATTCGTGGTCTGGTACACTACCGAAGGTTGTCGCGGCTGGGACTGACCCGACGGCGGACAGTAAGTGGATACCGCGCACAGACCAGTTACTGCGACAGGAGTTGTCATCACCCTCTGGTGCATCTAAGGTGGGTTTATCTCATGGTGGCACCGTACAGGATGCAATTTACTGGCTAACGGTTGAAATGTTCGGCGCTAAAGGTGATGGAGTAACAGATGATTACCCGGCGTTTCAACGTGCCGCTATGTACGCGGAATCTATCGGTGGCGCGATTATTGAAATCCCAACGCCTGCGGTTGAATACAAAATTGGTTTTCCCGTTTATCTGTTCAATAACACGCACTTTAAAGGTACTGGCATTAACTGCCGTATCAACTTTACTGACCCGCTATATGCCAGGAAGTCACGCAGCGGTTTTGTCATTGGCAGTGGCCGAGAGCAAAACAGAGATAAGGCAATTCAATGCCTGAACGATGGCACATGGTCCACCACAGGTTCAGTAGTTGATTCCACGTTTGTTGAACTTGACCGCGGGGTTTACCTGCGAGATAACCTTGACAAAGTTCAATCATCTAACTGCTGTGTCAGTGATGTCTACCTGGTGGCCTCTTACCCTAACGGAACAACGTTAAAGGGCGGGTATGGCGTATCCTTTGCGAACGCTATTGATTGCGAGGCGTATAACATTTGGGGTGAGGGTTGGACGGAAATAATCAATATTGGTTCTGACGTTCCGCCAGCAACGCCAAGTTGTCATAACTGCCACGCTTATAACATTGTAAGCATTGAGCCGAACAATTACGAAACCTACTATAGTATTGGTTTTATTGCTAACTCAACGTCGTGCTCTATACACGACTGTTTCCAGCTAAAGCCGATTGCAGATGATTCTCCGCATGGTTCTGGCGCATCGATGAACTACACGGAAGATTGCTCATTCTATAACCTCAATATTCCTAGTCTTGGGCGTACAGCGACCTCGGAAGGCGTTCTGGTTAACAACTCTAAAGGCGCACGGATATTTGACATTAGCATCGGCAACGCCAAATCCGGTGTTGCTGAGTATTACACTACTGAAGCGGGCATATTCTACGATGCTGCGAAGCCGAACATTTTTTACGATATTCACGCAAACAACTGCGATCACGCGGTTGCCCTACGTTCTAAATACAGCGTATGGGAAAACGTTACGCAGTCTAACTGCACGGTCCACGTTTACTTTGGGACCAGCAATGCGCAATATTGCAAGGTAAAATTCAGGCCTGATAGTATCGCTTATGGTGGCTCGACAACGCCGGCGACCTACCTAAAGAACAACAAGGTAGAAGGGAGACGCCTCAAGCGAATCTATTTCCAACCGCTGCAATATCTCGTGTCCGACTACGCAAGCGTGAGGGCTGGTGATTCCCCTATCAGTAAGGCGGTTTATACTGTCGTTGATAAACCACTTACGTTTATTTTCCCTATCCCAGACGATGCGTACGCAATAGATGATTTCCGTATGTTTTTCAGATGGGGAGATGGCGCGCAAACCAAGGGTTCTAGCGTTGTAGTTTCGCTTATAGCAATGCGAACGTTCGATGGAAACTCTTCTTTATCGCCAGTAACCCTGCTCTCAACCACGCGGACACCGACCTCAGATACAGCATCTGAAGTAGCCCTGGTGTTGCAGGCTGCTGCTACAACTCCCGGGTACATCCCAATTTATGGACCAGAAGTAACCGGCTACCTGCCTCGTGCAGCCCAGCTGGTGATTCAGGTCTTAAACCCTGTAGACAACATAATCCTAAAGGAATGTTCTCTGCAGTATTATGGTAACATTTAGTAAGGAGCAGATATGTCGAAATATATTTGGACGACCAGTATCCCGGTGGAACGCTCCATAGGCGGTGTGGTTATCGATACAGAGTATGTGGATAATGAGGTTGAACTCTTTATCCCAGAGGTCACTGTTAGAGCGAATGGAGTAGCCGTATGTCCGGTTTATATGAGCTACAACAACACTCAACAGCTCATTAAGTTCATGGAGTTCTCCTCCGGCGGTAACGACCCGTTTGCGAGCGCATACGAGCACCTGCTCTCTGACCCTCAATTCGAAGGGGTAAGGGTCGAGGCAGAATAGTTCATCACCCCGCTTCGGCGGGGTTCTTTCTGGTGTCGTGAACAACACTCATTTTACGAAGAATGAAGAGATACGCATCAAGCTGCCTCGGCCTACGCCGGTGCAGCAGAAGACCATGAACAAAGCCAGCTAATGCAATCCTTAAACCCATGCGCCACGATAAACTTGTAGTTAAATTGACTAATGAGAGATTCGCGGGGTATCATTAGTGTATCTTCCGTCAATTCCTGTGGGTACTGATGAACTTCTTCCCGGCTCCCTACTTCGTACCGCTGACAATCGTCAGCGGCTACGTCACAAATGAGTTAGATGCTCCAAATCGCATCTACGCTCAGTACCGTAATAAGCCAAAGGCTGTCGCGTGGTATAACATCACCCGAAGTCTGGCCACGCAGATTGCAGACGTGGCCGCAGCTGTCCGTATCATGTATTCGATCGATGCTGCACAAGGTGATCAACTCGACATTATTGGTCGCATTGTGGTGGTACCCCGGGATTTTATGGGTGAAGTCACGATGGAAACGGCGATGTGCGCCAGCGATGTTAATGGTCCTGCTGAATTTGGTGACACCTCTGCGATGTGTAGTGTGCCATCTGTTGACCAGTCGATGGCAATGTCGGACAATTTATACCGTCTCGCAATCAAATCTAAAATTCTCAAAAACAACTCATACGCGACCATTGAAGACATTATTAATGGGATGAATTTCCTGTTACCTAATGCACGGGTTACCCGTCTGGTTGATGGTGAGGATATGACTTTTTCAATAGAGTTCTATGGGGCCGTAACCGACCTTGAACGATGGGCACTCGTCAATGCCTCTTTCGTTCCGAAGCCGCAGGGTGTAAAATTCAATGGCTTCCTTGAGGCTTACGATTATGTACAGGCAGGTGATTCATCAACTCAGTTTGGTGATCCATTGGCACAAGCGACCGGATTCATAGGAGTTTAAATAATGGCTTTAGACCGTAGCAACCGTTATCCAGGGCGGTTTTTAAATCCCACGACGGAGCAACCTCAAGGTGCATTTAAAAACCGCACATCACCGACAGCGGAAGATGGTTCGTATTTTGAAGCCGATTGGGCTAACGACATGAGCGGTTTTTTTGGTGCCATTCTCTCCAACGCAGGTGTCTCCCCCAATGGCTCCGTGGACACAGCGTCGAGTAGTCAGGTATACGATGCGCTCAAAACATTATTCCCACTCGCCGCCGGGTTCACCGGCTCGTTAGGTTCTTCCGGGTATGTGCAGATTCCGTTGATTATATCGGGGACATCACGAATATTAAAAATTAACTGGGCACCGTGGAGCAGTACCACCGGTTCCAGTGATACAAATGGTATCTATGAGACATCAGGTATACCCATTACATGGGCATCACCATTCTCTACATCCGTGTACGGGATTATACCGTCGGTAAATGACGTGTCCGGTAGTGGACTTCAGGAAATGGTGTGGCGTTCCGGAATGACACTAACCGGATGTTCATTATTAGCCTCGTGCCGTCAGGCAAGTACTGCGATGAGTGGATTTGTTATCGGTATCGGTTCATAAGGTTTTACAACCTTCCCACCAGTTTTGCCACCGGGACACTCTGTCCCGGTCGGCCATCAGAACTTCCCCATTATGCGGAATTACCGTGGCGGCCTTTTCGGGGTCGCCATCGGTTGTCCACAATTCACCGCTTGGTGTAAGCAGGTCGTTAGATGGTGGCGCACATTCGCGCACTTGAGCACACGCGGTTAAAGTAAGTGCAGATACTATCATGATAAGTTTTTTCATTTTACAGTCGCATCATACAGGTCGAGGATACCGCTCTCTTTGACACATTGAGCGGTGGCGGAGTCTTTGATTCGGTCACGGTAAATGGTGACTTTTTCAACGACTTTTTTGGCCCGGGCTTCTTTCAGTTCCCATTGCTTTTTCTGCAATTCCACATCGGAAGCATTGAGTTTTTCCTGCAGCGCGTCACGGGCTTCGACGGCCGCCTTATATTCTTTGAAATCGTCCAGCTTGACCGACTGCTTACCGTGATAATAACCCAACCAATATATACATATCACGAATACGATTCCCACAATAGTTACTACCCGCTGTAACATTGTCATTTCGATTCCCCCAGTGTATACAGACACAGATACTCCTCCTGCTCCCGGCGAATCGGCTGCCCGGAACAGTTGTTACTTTTAATGCGGCAGTCACGACCACCATCAAACACCCAACGAGGAATCTGTTTGCACGCGTTCTTCCAGTCGCCTTTTTGCAGCAATTTGAAGAATGTCGACCCCTTACATTTAGTGGGACCAATGTTGTACGGGCAGAACGATGCAATGCCAACCTGTTGTACCGGGTTTAGTTTTACCGGGATATTGTCACGTACCCATTTGAGTGACTTCTGCGCTTCCTTATCATTCAGAAGGTCACACTGCTTTTCGGTGAGCCGCATACCCTTTGTCACTGGCTTACCATCGATGCGCGTCACACCCCGGCAGATGGTCCAGATTGGTGGATTTGCACTGTCCAGATATGCCGTCAGCCTGTTTCCTTCCTTCTCGTTCAGGAACTGATTGAGGATATCCGTCTGCGTAACTACCGCAGTACCTGTACCACCCATTGCAAATGCGGTGAGAAGGGCGGTCATTTGTTTACTTAAAGGATTTTTCATTCGGTAACACCTGCTGTACAATTAGGGTTAATCCTAACATACAAGGGCAATAAAATGTACAAGACTAAACCACGTAAAGCAGGCGACGCCGGTGGGGCGTGTGTTAAACCCCGTGGTAAAACCGGTGACGCGAAAGTAAAACGGCGGGCCAAGTAAGCAGTGTACACCCTCCTGATTGCCTCGGTAATCGCCAGACCCAGGGGAGCCTCGTTTCTCTTCGTGATGGTGGCAACTCTTTTCCAGAAGTTGTGCGGCAATCTGGATGGTTCGATTTACTTTTTCCTCGCCGCATTTTGCGATTTCGCAGTGGTCGGTATTCTGTACCGGTTTGGAACATCCCGGAAGTCTCTTGACATGATGCTCATCAGCATTGTCTCCATGTCGATTAATCTGATGGGCTGGTTTCTGTGGTTTTTCTATCGACCACTCGACATCTATGCGGCAACGTTCACGGTGCTGTACTGCGTGGCGATCTTCATGATACTGAAAAAGGACAGTGACGATGCTGGAGGTATTGCGGTTCATATCGACAACTCTGGCCATCGTTCTCATGTTGGTGCGGGTTGTCGAGTGGTACATTGAAGCGAGAAAACGCTATGAGCTTTACTGGAAACACACAAGTCGGAACAGTAGTGGCGAGCGGGACGACGATAACGGGACTGATGACTAAATACGGCATTACCCCGGAAACCGTCGGTATCTTCGCCACCTTGTGTGGTATTATACTGACGGTTGTCATGATTTGTGGTCACATACAACGAATTCGTAATGAGTCCGCCGAGCGCAAGGAGGAGGAAATTATTAGGCGAATCGAACGCGAAAAGGCGGAAATTGAACTTGCTGAAATGCGTCAAAAGATGAACAAACCGGCGCAGTGATGCGCCGGTACTTTCTCACCTCAACAACGGTAAAACTAACTTTTCCACTTCTTTCACATAATATTCGTAGTCCAGACTGCCCCAGTCGAAATCCTTAGCGTCCGCACACTCTGTCACCTTCCATCCGACATACATCCCAGTTTCACGTACTGCAGCGTGTTTACTGCGACTCTTTGCGTGGATACGCTCATCCCACGGTGTACCAATGCTGTCGAGGTCTCCCGGTTGACCAGTAATCTCGCGCATTACAGCATTGTACACGTCGTCTTTGATGCCGTTCTTACGCTTCCATGTACCCGGTGCACCAGTTGGTGGCAACAGTTTGACCAGTGACCCACCATTGCGCGAGATAAACACACGCGTGGTGTTCTGCATCTCTCGTTCAGCGCCCCACTCGGGCCAACGCATTACCAGACGTGCGGAACGAGGCACTTTTGCTCGCAGCATAAAGTCAAACGGGTCACGGTGCTGCGTGATGAACGTGCGGATGTCCTCACCGTGTACGAGGGCGGCTTCGGCAGCGCGAGCAACAATCATCGCCGATGGGTCTTGGTGCCACTGGTATTTGTACTCGTAACACCCTTTTCTTTTAATTTTCACGGGTTGCCTCCAGCATTTCTAAAATTCGATTGTCCCATTTCAACCATTCGGTACAACCATCAAAACCAGATAATCCAGCATTAACGAAAGAAGAATGATATTTTCTCTCCAAGTTCCTAGCGTCGTCGACCATCATCATTCTCACGAGTTTGAATCCGAACGGGGTTGCCCTTTTCAACTGCGAGAAGCGCCTGGTGGGCCTATTGGTTATTCCCACCTTTACGAATTTCGAGTCATCACTACGGAGGAAATAGATATATCCGGGCAAGGATGGATTGAAACCGCCGTATTCGCAACAATATGGACACCCCGTACCCTTATTGCATACGTTATCGGAGGTGGCATCCCATTCGTGACCATTACCACATCGGAATCGAGATAACTTTCGACTGCTACCACGATAAATCAGACAACTTAGTCCTCTCGCCGCTATCCTTTCATTTATATCTTCCACCGACAATCTCACTCTCTTCGAGCAGTGAGGGCAACCTGATGAACGCATCACACTATCGGCGGTCGTTTCCCATTCGTGACCGTTGACACAGCGGAATCGCGATTTACCCATGACACTACCCGAATACCTAATGCACAATATACTCCTAGTCGACAACCTTTTATTTATTTCTTCTAACTTAAGCTTCGCCCTACCGGCACAATGAGGGCATCCGTTACCAGACAGTACCGCATCTGCGCGGACAGACCACGAATGCCCGTGAGAGCATTTAAAATCGGATTTCCTCATTGTCGAACCGGCATAGGATATACAAATCAACCCACGTTCATGGATTCTCTCGTTGATCGAATCGATGGTGTGTCTCATTTTCATTCTATTACCATTATATAATTGTTCACATCGCGCTGATAAAGAGACTTCACAATGTCGGTCTCCAGATTCAGCATTGTCGTTTTTTCCCACTCTGCACAAATCGATTCGACTAAAGTTTCATATTTATTTTCATAAAAAATGACGATTCCGTCGGTATTAGTTTGGGGTACTACTAACCCTGGTACGCGAGTCGTGAGTCGGTCTACCAACATCGCCAGACAAAGTTGCCCCGTGATGGTGATACTCAGGAGGCACTTGTGGTCGCAGAATGGGCTAAACTTGCTCCCCATGTTCCCAAAGGTAGAATTTAACGCAAGTTTCAATGTCGCGTCGACAGTTTTATCTCCCGCTCGTTTGGCATCGCGACGACGAATGAATAGTTGTTCATATACGTCACAAAAAGTTTCACTAAGGTGTTCGGGGTAATAACGATTCTTAATTGAGATGGATGGATACATACTTGTACAGTCTTTGTTTTGCAAATTGTGTGTTTGGGTAGAATGTACAACGTAGTTCGGAATCCCACTGTGGATACCACCCAAACCAAAAGTATATTCGACGCCGTCAATAGTGGCGACCATATCATTGAAGACACCCTTCGTGGTCAGTAATTCATCCTGCTGTTTCTTCGTGAGTACAACCCCGCGAATGCGTTCCAGAATTTGATTGAACTCCGGTCGTTCGAATTTGATATACGGAGGTATACAATCCGCAAGTGCCACACGCTCACGGATGGTTGACCGGGAGCAATCCACCCCGGCCTTTTCCAGTTCGTGAACGAATATATCTTTGCCGATTTTAGTGTCGGCGTGATTCATAAAGTTACGACCGTATTGCTTTGTTAGTTCCTCACGGAAATGAATTTTATCAAGTGAACGCACGAAGAATTTGAGTGTTTCGCGGACGTCGTGCTTGTTGTATGCGATAAGGACATCTTTCTGCGCATCGTTCAACACCATTTCGACCGGGAATGGCAGGTCTTTTACGTTGGGGGACCGCATACCTACTTCTAACGCCTTCAGGCTGGTGCGCCGGGCTTTATTATCAAAGTGATAAATTTTGTACAGGTCAATCTGCTCGAAAATCTGGTCGCGGTCCCATATAATTTCTGGCCACTGACCTTCGGGCTTAATCTGTGATTGCGCCTTCGCATAAATCTGTTCCAGTGTACAACCCGGCGTATTGACCACGTAGTGTAGCACCGGATAGTCGAATGCCAGGTTATTAAATCCAATCCCACGGGCCTTACTGCGTCCCAGGTTGAACACGAATTCGATTAATTGCGACTGCTCGTTTTTACGGTCACTGATTTCGAAGATTAACTCCATGCCCGTCGCAGCATGAATAAATGAGGCGGTAAATATGTTCTTGTACGTCTCTAAATCATATCCCCAGTCTCGCGGGTCCAGTGGTGCAATGCTGGAGAACGCCGAATCAGCCCCACAGTGGGGGCAATTGTGGAGGTCAGCGGGATAAGCTTTACCGCAAGTTGCATCCTCGCATTTTGATAAATAGTGCATCTCTGTTCCTCTCTGTAAGAAAAGCCCCGGTTAAGGGGCTTGGATAATTATTTATTGAGTCCTTTCCGGTTAATGTATTCCCTGCGTTGCTCCTGCACCTGTTTAATAGTCTTTTCCAGTTCGGCTAACTTCTCATCAAACTGTTTCAGTCGTTGGTCTTGTTCGGTCATGGTGTACCTCTCTGTTAAATTACCCCGGCTCGCACCGGGGCGTTGTGGTTATGCTACTTTCTGACAGTGTTGTGCGATTAACTCTTCACTCCACCCTGGCATATTGAGCAACTGTGCCTTGGTATACACCGCGCCATTGTAGCTGTACTTCTCTTCAACAACCGGCGGCGGCGTTACCAGCAGGTCAGTTGCTGGCGGCGGTGTTGCGGGTGCCGGAGCAGCTGGAGCCGGGGTTGGAGCGGGTGCGCTGCCACCGAATACGCTTGCTGCGTCCGGACCGCTACCTTCACGAACAATCGCTTCGCCCGGGCGTGACAGTTCGAGCAGGTTCGGGTTCAGATACACGCCCGGAGTTTTGGACGGCTTATTACCTTTTGCCACAATATTCACACGAACGTAATCACCGAGTTTAATAGCATTTGCGTCCTGAATCGCATCGAGCGGGTTATATTTACCAACATGATAACAGTTGTACGGAATACGGGTGTTCAGGTGCAAGACCCAGTGACCGCGTTTATATTCGTCCTCATTCGGTGCGTGACCAGCTTTGTTAGGGATATCACTGTCACCGTCGATCACTTTCCAGGAAAAGTCGGGGCGGCGAGTGGTGGCGGCATCGTAACCGTTTTCAGCGTCCAGCGCCGCCATTGCGATTTGTTTACCCCATTCGGTATCTTTCCAGTCCGCTTCACCGGTTTTAGGAATTGCAATACCGATGTAAATCTCTTTAACGGGCTGACCATCTTTACCAAGAACCGGTTGTTTTGTAACTCCATCAGTGCGCACATTCTGTTTCAGCGGGTGACCGTGAATCAGGCGAGCAACAGGGGTAACGAAAGTAAATTGAGCCATCTTGTAAATCCTCTCTGCTAAGTGTGGGAGACCCTCTGTCTCCCGGTGATTCGAATACTACGTTAGTTTGACGAGTACGTCAACAACTATTTTCGGGAAAATACATTTTTAATTACACGTTCATCAACCTGTTCCAGCTTGACACCCGTGACAGGTGTTTCAGCGTACTGCTCAATAACGGACGGGTCGATACCTTTTTTCACACACTGTGCAGGTGTGTCCAGTTCCTGCGGCTTACGAAGATTTTGCCCTAACAAATCCCCCATCATAATCACCTGGTCCACCGGAACATCTTTCTTCCAGCGCTTACGACCGTATGTGGTTTTAGCGGTGTAGAATGTCACATGTTGACCCTGCTTAATCTCATGCAGTGCTTGTTCCTCCAGACCACTGAGACGCATTTTAATCATCTCCTGTGCACGCTGCAGGAGTCGCAACTCAACACCCAGCGCGTGACCAGACAAGCTGTGCGTCTGCAGCGACATTGCGTAGTCCACACCAGCGTAACTCTGTTGCTTCAGTGTGTCACAGTGTGCACGTGCGCTACAGTCGAGGCAATGTGGTCCGGGCGCACACATTGGCGCGGTGTCCAGAACACGGGGCATCGTCTCGTTCACATGCTGCCGGTACGCACACAGCCCATCGTATGTGAGCACCCATTTACGCACCGTACCCTCACTAGTGAATCCACGTGGCTGCACGATGACCAGTTCGATAATGTCCGGCGGCGACTGGAATTGTTCACAGATGCTAAACGCTTCAATTAACAGTTGCCAGTTTTCAAACGGGTCAACAATGCGGTGACCGAATTTAGCGTCCCAGACGCGCAACACCTTTCCTTCCGGTACATACACCCACGCATCGGGAATACAGTACCAGTCACCGTAACCCGGGACAGGACACACTTCTTCGACGTGAAGGTCGTGCACTCGTCCGTGAGTGTTACAATAACCCCACACCTCGTTAAAATACTCACGGGCAGCGTCAAACAGTTCATCTGTGATGACAATCCCATCCTTTGACAGACTGCCCACCAGTTCACTGAATGGCTCATTTTTGAATAACTTCTGAGCCACTTCGTGTGCGGCACGTCCCTCGAGACGTGACTGCGACGGTTCGACGTCCAGTGGCGGATAAGCCTGTTGCGCCCGGAATGACCCGTTACAGACCATCCATTGTCCGGCGTCAGATACTTTGGGTAAGTTACTCATCGTCTCACTCCCCCAAATGCGCTTTAACGCGTGCCACGAACGGACCGATTTTATCCGGGTGGGCGTTCAGTTCCTGTACCGATGACATGCCGTCCTGCGCCAGCAATGTGTTCACCGTTACCACATCAATCTTACCGTGACGCTCGGTCAGGAAGGTCATGAGGCGCGGGAAGTCCCACTCGGTTACTTCCGGTACAGGTGGTGCAACAACTACCGGAGGCGGTACAGGGATTGGCGGAATACCCGCAACAGTTTGCTCAGTTACCACGCCTGCGTCAGTGTGGAAGTCATCGCCCGGTGGTGTTACAGGTGGTTCGACTTCTTCACGTGTCGGTTCGCCAATTTCCAGGGGGTCCAGGGTTTTAACTTCTTCATCGGTCATTACTGGTGTTTGAGTATGCAACTCACCCTTAACTGACTCAACAAATGCCGCCCATTCCAGTTCATCCATATCCTTCGGCTTACGACGCAGACGCCACGTACCGTCCGCATTGAGCGCCTTACTGGTGGAGTGGATACGCTCGTCCCACGGTGTACCGGTTGAGTCGGTGGTGGAAGGTGCTTGCTCTTCATCGTCTCCCATTGGTGCAGCCAGTGACTCAACCTGTTGAGCAGTCGTATCGACTTCCGGCTCACCCATCATTTGTGGCGCGGCTTGCATTAATTCACCAGTGGCACCATTGAGACGCTCCAGCGCGGCAGTCGCTTCGCTCGTGTCAATGTTCAACTTATACGACAGTTCGCCGACAGTCTTACGTGGCTCAGCACCGTGCGCCAGTGCCATTTCTTCCAGTGCTTTACCAAACGCACGCAGCGCGATGTGGTCGTCGTTTGGGATGGTTAAGGTGATATTGCTCATGTCTCTCTGTCCTCCATTGTTGTCGATGTGGTGAACTCTATACCACCATGACGCACTCGTCAACACTATTTTAAATTTGACACGGGGAGGGTGGTGATGCACAATGACGGGAGCGTCAATAACAACGGAGAACGGAGAGATGATTAACGATAACTACAGGGCGAGAGCAACCCGTGCAGAACAAGAATCGGCGAAATTGCGTGAAGAATTAGCAAAACGACCCAATTATGAGTGGTTTGTTGAACTGGTTCGCAAACATTTGAAACAAGAGGAAGGTGTTTGTCCTCAACGTTTGGCACATCAAGTTAAACAACTGAAAGAGGCGAGTACCAAACGTAGACAAAATCGGGAGTGTGCAGAAGATGAGTAAAAATAATACTGCATATTGGAGTTTATCACTCGATGTCACCTGCCCGAAATGTGGTCATTATTTTGACTTACTATGTGACCCTGATTTTTGGGAGTTCTCTGGTGCGAAACAGGTTTGTGAACCAATTGAAGGTTATGAAACGTGCTGTCCAGAGTGTGACCACGAATTTAAAACTGACTTCGTGTATTGAGGTGCGACATGAAAATTAAACAACTGCTCCGGCCGTCTTACGGCTGGTACAAGTCGACCAGTCGTAAGGACAAATGGTTCCTCGACGACGTGCAGATACCGATGTATGTGGCACGTAAACTAATCAGAAAGGCAGGCTTTAAACCGAACCAACACGCTCAAATATGAATACCGGGGTCAGATGTACGACATTCGTGAATTATCAGAATTGTCAGGTATAAACTATTACACCCTGAAAGGCCGATTGACGCACTATGGGTGGACTGTTGAACGGGCAATTTCTGAACCGTCTTTCAAAGGTAAGAATCAGACATATAAAGGTGCGGTAGAATGTTAATAATGCGACCATACCAGCGGGATGCAATTGATAATGTGTATGCAAACTGGGCTGTCGGTAAACGATTCGTAGTGCTTGTCATGCCAACCGGAAGCGGGAAAGCGTCCGTACTATGTGAGATTGCTAGAATCGAAGCGGCGCGCGGTCAGCGCGTCTTGATTACTGCTCATCGTTCGGAATTAATATCACAGTTGAGTAATACGCTGGCGAGAAACGAACTTCGTCATAATATAATCGCAGCACATCCGACAATAAAATATTCAATCAGACTACACATGGAAGACCACGGGCGAACGTATTATGACCCATCGGCGAAAATTACCGTGGCTTCTGTGCAGTCTGTTAAACAGTCTCATATTGATGAACTCAAGGCTTATAAGAATAAACTAACAATTATAGGTGATGAGTTTCACCATTATACGCGCGACTCTAAAACGTGGGGTGGTGTTTTCACGCCTCTGGATGAAGCTGGCGCGCAGGGTCTGGGACTTACAGCCACACCGTGCCGTGCCGATGGAAAAGGTTTGTCGCGTGAAACAGACGGGTACGGGGACGCACTCGTTATCGGTCCGGGGATGCGTGACCTTATCGAAATGGGTTTTTTGGTTGATTACAAAATCTATTGTCCGCCATCTGACCTACATCTTGATAAAGTTAAAGTCAGCGCTACAACTGGCGATTACGCGGAAAAAGAACTCAAGGAGGAGATTGGTAAGTCTCATATCGTGGGGGACATTGTTCAACACTGGCTTAAATTTACCCCCGGTAAACGCGGTGTAACTTTCACCGTTGGTGTGGATATGGCGGAAGAAGTTGCCGATGCGTATCGCGCAAAAGGTGTACCTGCGGTAGCCGTATCGGGACGCATGAAAGACAGTGAACGTATTCAGGCACTACGTGATATTGCCAGCGGAAAAGTTTTACAAATTGTAAACGACAGCGTTCTGACAGAGGGAACTGACGTAAGTTCACTCGAAGTGGTGTCATTTGCACGCCCTACACAAAGTTATGCGCTTTTTTGCCAGATGTTCGGACGAGGTACACGTACCAGTCCTGATACTGGAAAGACACATCTCACAGTTATCGACGCCGTGTCAAATGTCATGCGCCACGGTTTACCAGATGCACCGCGTGAGTGGAGTCTTGACCGTCGGGAGCGTCGCACGGGTAAAAGTGAACCATCGACGGTGCGCGTGTGTACAGCTTGTGCAGCGGTGTACGAGCGGTTCCGTGACACATGCCCGGACTGCGGTGAGCCTGTACCAAAACCGGCAGACCGTTCCGGACCGATACAGGTAGACGGAGACCTGTACGAGCTCGACCAGGACGTACTTACACGGATGCGTAATGAGGTTGTGGGAGCACGTGAGACACCTGAGGCGATGCGTGACAGACTGACTGCACAACACGTGCCACCCGCTGGGGTGATGGCTAATGTCAAGCGTCAAAGTGAGCGCCTGGAAGTGCTGGGACGACTGGATGGTCTGATGGCGACTATTGCCGGTTACTGGCGACACGACGGCATGAGCGACAAAGAAATATTTCGTAAATTTTTCCTGACTTACCATATCGACTGGTTAAGTGCACAAGGCCTGAAAAAAGATGATGCACTAACACTTATGGAAAAAATACAAAATGACGTTGACGGACTCGTCAAAACGCACTAACATGTTCCCGATGTGAATGAATTAGGAGTGTATCATGAACAACCTTCTCGAATGGCAACGTAAACACAGTATCACAGGGGAGGCATTGGCTGACCTTGTGACGATGGTGGGATTGGATGCCCCACGCTCAACCAAAGATACACCCGAAGCGCGCGTACAGGATGAGGCGCGGCTGCTGGCAAGTAAGATGGGCTGGCGACTTTTTCGCAATAATTGCGGTGCGTTAAAAGACGAAAATGGTCGAGTTGTACGTTACGGTCTGTGCAACGACTCTTCAACGATGAACAAGCGTATCAAGTCGAGCGACCTCATCGGTATCCGCCCCGTGGTTATCACGCCTGATATGGTCGGGTTAACCATTGGACAGTTTGTGGCGCGTGAGGTGAAGAAAGCTGGCTGGAAATACAGGGGTACGGAACATGAAGAGGCACAGCTTGCGTTTGGGACGCTCATTATCGGGCTGGGCGGTGATTTTAAATTCTGGAATGGTGAGGAGGAGTTGTGATGACTGAGCAAGAACTCGAACGAAGATTGATTGCACTGGAAATAATGGAAGCGGTACTGCATATCCATGATTATTATTTTCCACGGCATGAGAAATGGTCGCCGGAATATCAATATGCAATCGAAGGTTTGCGAATAGCCAATAAATGTCAGGCTCTCATCGCACACGACCGGACACTATTGACCAGTTGACCACACCGTCAACCTGTGCCATACTGCAACAAATTACCTAATGGAACCGAAATTATGAGCAAAGAACACATTCTGGAAGTAGCTTACACGATGGCACAGCGCGACGGCTTTGGTACTCTTACCCGCGATGGCGTGGCAGCCGAGGCTGGTGTGGCAATGGGCACCATCAACCATCACTGGGTCAGGATGGACGCACTTCGTGAGGCAGTGATGCAACGAGCAGTGGAAGAAGAAAACCTCGAACTGATTGGACAGGGTATTGCACTGGGTGACAACATCGCTAAGTCTGCACCACTGGAGCTACGTGCTCGCGCGTTGACCACCTTACTTTAATAACCAAAACGGAGAGACAGAGATGACACATACGAATCCCCCTGTGCAGGGGGCTGATTCCCTGCACTTTATCGTCTGCAAAACAGTACCTTCACAGAAGAAACCAGGGCGCACGGAGAAGATGCCGTGTAATGCTGCTGGTGAAGTGGTCAGTCTGCACGTTGCGGACCGCATGTCTCATGCTCAGGCGGTCGCGGCGGCTTCTGCACTGGGTGAGTCATATCGTCCCGCGGTCATTCTTACGGGTGATGGTCGTTTCTGCGTGGATATCGACGGTGCACTACAGGATGATAACACCTGGTCACCGCTCGCGCTGGAATTATGCACAACTTTTGCCGGTTGTTACGTGGAAGTGAGCAACAGCGGTAAAGGCTTGCACATTTTTGGTTACAGTCCGTCCATCCCTGAGCACAGCTGTAAAAATGTTCCACTGCACATCGAACTGTACACGTCCGACCGTTTCATCTGTCTGGGAAGTGGTGCACGGGGTGACATGATGTTTAACGCATCCGCACCGCTCAACGCCACGGTTGCCCGGTATTTCCCGCAGACCGAGCAAGTTGCAGCGGTGGAGTGGTCAACAACTCACGCCGAAGGTTCGTGTCCGATTGAGGACGACGCGAAACTCATCGAAAAAGCCTGTTCGAGTAAAGGTGGTGTCGCGGCTGTTTTCGGTGGTAAAGCAACATTTAAAGACCTGTGGACGCGTAACGTCGAGGTACTGAGTGATGCGTATCCGGATGAGGACCGCGAGTATGACGGGTCGAGCGCCGATGCCGCACTGGCCCAACATTTATCGTTCTGGACCGGTGGTAACTGTGAACGTATCGAACGCCTGATGCGTCTGTCTGCGCTGGCGCGTCCTAAATGGGACAGTCACAAGTCGTACATGCGACGCACCATTCTGGGTGCTTGCGCACGTCAGACAACCTACTACAGCGTCGGCGCACCGATTGAACTGGTGACTCCCGCGCAGGTTGTCGAGACGGGTGCACCGGTTATCCGAAGCGGGTATCAATTCATTGGAGGCTCACAGCTTGTTGACCATTTCAAAGGCTGCGTGTATGTGGCAGACAGTCATCGCGTACTGACCCCAAATGGTCAAATGCTGAAATCGGAACAATTCGACGTTATGTATGGTGGTTACGCCTTCGCGTTAGACGACAGTAACGAAAAAACAACAAAGTCTGCCTTTGAAGCCTTCACACGGAGTCAGTGCATTATGTTCCCGAAGGTTGACCGCTCGACATTTCGTCCGGACTTGTCACAGGGTGCCATCATTGAAGAAGATGGTTTGCGTCATGTCAACGTATACGTGCCGGTCACGGTGGCGAGCGTCCCGGGCGATGTGACACCTTTCCTCACTCATCTGGCTAAACTTTTACCCGTCGAGCGCGACCGTGAGATTCTGTTGTCATACATGGCAGCGTGTGTGCAGTACAAGGGGACTAAATTTAAATGGGCACCATTGCTCCAGGGTGTTGAGGGTAACGGTAAAACACTGTTCACACTGTGCGTAATGGAAGCGGTAGGTTCACGTTACAGCCACATGCCGCCAGCGCAGGAGATTGGCGAGAAGTTCAACGCGTGGCTGTTCGATAAAATATTTATCGGCGTGGAAGATATTTACGTTCCGGAGCAGAAACTCGAACTGATTGAAACGCTCAAGCCGATGATTACCGGTGAGTACCTCGCTAAACGTGCGATGCAGCAGGACCAGGTAATGCACCGCCTGTGTGCTAACTTCATGTTTAACAGTAACCACAAGAACGCCGTGCGCAAGACGGCTAATGACCGCCGGTTCGCTATTTTCTACACCGCGCAGCAGGAGCATATCGACATCGTGCGCGACGGTATGGGTGGAGACTACTTCCCCAACCTGTATGACTGGCTCAAACGTGGTGGTGGATTTGCAGCCGTGACGCATTATCTGGAGAACTACGCCATTCCCGCACAGTTTAACCCGGCGACACATTGTCAGCGTGCGCCAGAGACCAGCAGTACTCACGAGGCTGTGACAGCATCACTTGGCAGCGTCGAACAGGAAATCATGGAAGCAATTGACGAGGGTCGCCAGGGCTTTGCGGGTGGTTGGGTGAGCAGTAAGGCACTGGACAACCTGTTACGCCAGATGCGTGCCGACCGCGCTGTACCGGTGGGTAAACGTCGTGACATGATGCGTCAACTAGGTTACGACTGGCACCCGGCGCTCAAGGATGGACGCGTGAATAACGTGATAATGATTGACGGTGGTAAGCCACGGTTGTACATCAAGATTGGACACATTCACGCTAACCTCACAAATGCAGCAGACGTGGCGCGCCATTACGCGGCGGCACAGGGTGATACGAGTACTATTGCCTTTGCGGAAACTAAATAAGCCCTTCGGGGCTTTTTTTTGCAATTAGTATTGACGGACTCGTCAAGGTGGGTTATCTTCAACTCATCGGAACAACAATTAAGGAGACTAAACAAATGAAAAATATCATCAGCCATCACAAACTGTCCGACATGATGGACAATATGACAGAGGTTCAGGCGCTGACCACACTGTCACGTATGCGTGCGCAGGCTGACCGGGACGGACTGTGTGTCACTCGTCTCATTGTTGAAGGTAAAGTACGGGAACAGTGGATATGGAAGCACTGAGTTATTGCCAGCTGATGGAGCGCTGTTTAGCGGCTGAGGCGCGTGTTGCTGAGTTAGAGGAAACATTCAAATATCCGGTAGCTTACATCACCTATAAAGGCTATCTAATTCACGCTGGCGACCCAAAACTGAAAGAGTATAGCGACCCCACACCATTATATGAGGCACCTTAACCATGATTAAATATTTACCACTTGTAGCGCTCCTGGCGGGCGCTCAGGTTAACGCAGCTGTTACTGCTGAGACAAATGAATCACGGGTTGCTAACCTGCTCTTTAACGGTTGCAGCGCTCAACGTGCACAGATGGGCGTGCAGGAAATGATTAAACGGGCTAACCCGGGCGGTAATCCTGCAGCGACCGACCTTATCATCAAAGGTTACAAGTTCGGCATTGATTACCCGAATGTTGGTTGTAACCAGTTCTTTACGGTTGTTATCGACCAGTTAGTTAAAAGCCGGAGCAAAGTGTAATGAGTATACTGACTGACGAGCAATTACTGACAGACGTGACTGCGGGAATGAGTGGTCATGCCATTGCGAAAAAGTACGGCATGAGCCCCGGCAATATTAACCGCCGCATCAAACGTCTCGGTGCGCGCGGGCTGGGTCATGGCGGTAATGTGTCTCGCTTTGTGCCGGACGGTTACAAGGTGAAAGGTACATCGTCACTGGTGAAGGAGGACGGGACTGTAGCGCTACAATGGGTCAAGACTGATGTGGACGCCGAGCGCCAGTTGAAAATGATGCAGGAAGCGATTGTGGCGCTTACAGAGTGCTTATCCCCACTAGAGGAAATTAATTTAATATCCCGTGATGAGGATAGCACTCTCCTGAACATGTACACAGTAACAGATGCACACATTGGTATGTTGGCATGTGAAGAAGAGGGTGGAGACGATTACGATACCAACATTGCAGAACATCTCATATCGTCGTGGTTCAAATCAGCGACAGCATTGGCACCCAACGCAACAGAGTGTCTCATCAACCTTCAGGGGGATTTCCTGCACTTCGACGGCCTGAAGGCGGTTACACCAACATCCGGGCATATTCTCGACTCTGATACGCGTTTCTTCAAAGTGGTCCAGACTGCTATCCGTGTGATTAAGCGAGCCGTGAATATGTGTCTGGAGAAGCATCGGAAAGTGACGCTGCTAATCGCTACGGGCAACCACGACCTCGCGTCATCCGTGTGGTTGCGAGAGATGTTTAAAGAGGTGTATTGCGATAATCCCCGTGTGACCATTGTAGACGAACAGAGCCCCTACTACGCAATCGAATTCGGTAAAGTAATGATTGGCGTACATCACGGGCACTGTTCCAGGATGGAAAAGCTGGACGCAGTATTTGCCAGTAAGTTCCGGGAGATTTACGGTCGTACTAAGTTTGGCTACCTACACATGGGACACTATCATCATCGGAAAGTAGCAGAGAGCAACATGTTCATCACTGAGATGCATCAAACTCTGGCAGCTAAAGACGAGTATTCAAGTAACGGAGGTTACGACTCTGGAAGAAGCGCTACCGTCATAACATATCATCGAGACTACGGTGAGATTGGTAGAATATCAATTCCCGTAGAGATGATTAAGGACCAGTATGGACTGGAATAATATCAGGTAAATAAAAGGCCCGCATTTAGCGGGCTTCGTTTTATTTATGGTCAGTCGCGTAATTGCATTAGTAACGATTCATAAATACCTTTCTTTCTTAAAATATAGCTGGCAGGTTTGTCTCCAGTGTTATCAGCAATAACTTCGAATAAATCAGCTGGCGCTCGTAATGTAATGAACCCCATTCCAGTTATAGAGTCATATTCGTGCAGTTCTATTTTGATATCATCGAGCTTAAACCCAGCAACAAGAATGCGCCCAACCATTATCAGAAACTTTTCATTACCCATCTCATTTACCTCCACAATTACGGCAGCGACCATTTGCTACATAACGTTCAGATATTTTATTGCAGTTCTTACAGGGTTCGTAAGGTATGTACCACTTCTGACCTGCCTCAATAGCTATTTGACGCGGTGTTTTCATCTTGACAGTGGTCAACGTGATGTTGCCGGTATTTAACCCCATCTCAGCCAACTGTATGGCCTGTTCCAGCATTGTCCGTTGACGGTTCATTTCCTCAATAGTTGCGTTTAATTGTTCAAGAGTGAAACGCATTGTGTCTGCATGGTTAGTGCTTTTTTGAAGCGCCTGAGAGGCTTTAGCGTCTTTACTAATCTTAGAACATATCGCGCATTTACTACCGCGATAAACGCCCGGGTGACCGCATTTTGACATGCGTTTGGTGCCGATTCTGAGGCCGTTATTTGGGTTGTTCCATAACTGGTCCAGTAACCATTGCTCATGCTCATCGTCAGAATTGGTTCTGTTTTTGAAATGTCTCACGAAGTCCTCGTGATTGTATCGGGCGCAAAGTGTGCAAATACCTGTGTCTTCATGAAAAGTTTTGCAATCACAATTTTCTTTAAGATGGTGCATTTGTATAAGTCCCATATACTGTATATTTAGTTTATACAGTATCACACGGGTTATTTGCCGCGTCAATACCTCATTTTACCCCGAAAATGGTAAATCATCAGGGTGGAGAATTTACTTTCACAATCAGCAGCT